CCAATTGCAACATTCCCAAGTCAGGGTATCGTTGTGTGGGGTCAAAAGACTCTACAAAAGAAAGCGTCAGCGCTCGATAGAATCAATGTAAGACGACTATTGATTAAGGTGAAGAAATTCATCGCATCATCTTCAAGATTCTTAGTGTTTGAGCAAAACAATGCCTCAACACGAAGAAGATTCTTGAATATAGTCAATCCTTATATGGAACAAGTTCAATCAAATAGTGGACTCAACGCGTTTAGAGTTGTTATGGATGAATCAAATAACACACCTGATACGATTGATAGAAACTATCTTGTGGGTCAGATATTCTTACAACCTACACGAACAGCTGAGTTTATTGTATTAGACTTCACAGTTCAACCAACTGGAGCTACATTCCCAGAGTAGAGTATAAGTAAGACATAGACAGGTTAAATTAAGAGGACTTATTAAATTTAAGTCCTCTTTTTTTGTGTTTTTTGATATTTATATATGAAAATATGTGTTTAATACACTTAATTTATTAGGAGAAAAATAATGGCAGAACTACTAGAAGCTCAGGATATAATGTTTACACCCTTTGAACCTAAATTAAAGAATAGGTTTATAATGAATATTGAAGGTATTCCTGCTTATATGATTAAGACAGCGGCAAGACCTCAAATTACATTCGATGAAGTCGAATTAGAACATATGAATACTACACGATATGTTAAAGGAAAAGGTAAATGGCAAGCTTTACAAGTTACTTTGTATGACCCAATTGTACCGTCTGCAGCTCAAGCAGTTATGGAATGGATTCGGTTAGGACATGAATCAGTAACTGGTAGAGATGGATATTCTGATTTCTATAAGAAAGAAGTAACATTCAATGTACTCGGTCCGGTAGGTGATGTGGTTGAAGAATGGACACTAAAAGGTGCTTTTATTCAAGATGCTACTTTTGGTGATTTGGACTTTTCATCAAGTGACCCTGTAGATATTACATTAACATTACGATATGATTACGCTGTATTACAATTCTAATACAGTAAAATAAGTATAGTAAAAAAAACCCTTGATAAAATATTGAGGGTTTTTTGTTTTTGTATATATTTATATATGAAATGTTATGTAAATTATTTAAAAAAAGGGTTATTATGAATGTTAATGAAATCGATTGGTTAATTATAATTGAAAAGGTTCTAAAACACGAAGGTGGGTATGTAAATGACCCAAATGATTTAGGTGGTGAAACCAACTTTGGTATCACTAAAAGGTTCTATCCAGATGTTGATATAAAGAACTTAACTAAAGAACAGGCTATAGAAATCTACAAGAGAGACTATTGGGATAAGAATCGTGTTGAATCACTTCCACAAGAATTATGGCATATCTTCTTTGATATGTGTGTAAATATGGGTAGAGGTACAGCAGTAAAGATTCTACAAAGAGCAGCCAATGGTAAGGGTAGAGGTATAGATGTAGATGGTGGTATGGGTCCAGCAACTCTCAAGGCCTTAGATGGTGTTGAAACCGAAAGAGTAAGAGCATACCGTGTTAAATACTACGCAGATTTAGTAACAAGTAAACCAGAACAAGACAGATTTTACTTCGGTTGGTTTAGACGAAGTATGGAGGTATAAAATGGCAGACAAACAATATCATAGTGAGATAATCGATTTACCAAGTAAAGGTAAATTGTATCCGAAAGACAGTCCACTAAAAGACGGAAAAATTGAAATAAAATATATGACTGCACGAGAAGAAGATATTCTTACATCACAGAACCTTATTAAAAAAGGTGTTGTAATAGATAGACTTCTTGATTCACTTATTCTTACAAAAGGAGTCAAAACAGATGATTTAGTTTTAGGTGATAAAAACGCAGTTATGGTCGCTGCTCGTGTCCTAGCTTACGGACCAGAATATCAATGTGAGGTTACAGATCCAACTACCGGAAAGGTAATCACACATACATTTAATCTTGCCGAATGTCCGTTTAAAACAACGGAAGGTGATGTATCAGAGAATAAATTTGAAGTTACATTACCAGTATCTAAACAAAAAGTATCTTTTAAACTCCTAACAGGTAAAGAAGAACGAATTATAGAAGAAGAATTAAAAAATCTACGAAAAGTAGGTTCAGAAGTTACACCTGAATTAACTACAAGGTTAAGACACACTATAGTTTCAATTGATGGTGATGATACACAAACATTAAAAAATGAATTTGTTCAAAATATGTTATCACGAGATTCATTATTCTTACGTGGGGAAATATCAAAAGTTTCACCTGATATTGAACTTCAACAAGAAATAGAAATCGGAGGTGAAGTTGTCAAGGTAGATATACCAATGACAACTAACTTTTTTTGGCCTGACGCCTAAGCACAAGCCACAAATTCACGAAGAAATATTCCAACTAATATATCATGGTAATGGATTTACTCATTCTGATGTATATAATATGCCTATATATCTACGCAAATTTTATTATAAAAAATTAGCTGATACTAAGAAAGAAGAAAATAAACAAGTAGAAAAGGCACAGAACACATCAAATCCAACATCACAAACTAATCCAAGATTCAAACGATAATTTTTTACATTCTTGATATTTATATATGATGAATTACATCAAATGGAGAATATAATATGTCCAAAACGAAATCATATATGAATATAACTAACATATTAACTGAGAGTTTTCTCGGTAAAATGTTTGTCAAATTATTACCGAATGATGTGGTTGATAAAATAGTTAAAAATTCCTCAAAAAAAGAACGAAAAGAATTAAAAGGACTTGAAAAAGAATATGAAGCGTCTGTTAACCGTATGGATGCCGCTTTGGGTAAAATTAATAAAAGTCTTGAAAAACAGGGTATAACAGTTCCAGACACGGATGAAGAATTTAAACAAATGTTTAAAGATATTAATAAATTATATGGAATTAAGAAGTAATGGCCAAAGACGATAACAGAAAAAAAAGAACCTATACGAGAGAAATCAAAGAAGTACAAGATTTAGCGAAATCCTTTGCTAAAGTTGAAGACACATTTGATGGTATGGATGACGCAGCTAAAAAAGTTTTAGGAACTGTTGGTGGTATAACCAAACTGTTAGCTACAAGTGGAGATTTTTCAGAAAAGAACACAAAACAAGCTCGGTTATTAGCTAAAGCATCTCAAGCATCATTAAACTTCGCTAAAAGTAAATCATCAGCTGATAAAGAAATATATGACAGTGTAAAAAAACAATATGAAACATATAGAGATTTGGGTGGAGAACAAATTGATACTCTTGACACTTTGATAAAAGCTGGAGATGAAATAGCAGTCCAAGAAGGATTATGGAGTAAAATTAAAGATCAGGGTTCAAAAATTTTAAATACCGAAGGTAAGGCGATGAAAACTCTTGAAAAGAGCGCCGGTTCAGTACTTACAATGGTAGGTGCCGGTGGTGGACTTTTAGCAATATTTAGTAAATTTACTGATTTAACTAAAGTCATAGGTGATAACTTTGGTGCTATTGGAATGACAACACCAGAAATCAAAGATGGGTTACTAGGAGCATCAGTAGAAGCTACTAAACTCGGTTTTGGTATGGCGGATGTAGCTTCAACCGTAAATGAATTAACATCTAATTTTGGATTTTCATTAGAAGAATCTATTAAGTTATCTTCATCAGTTTTAGATACATCTAAAGCATTAGGTCTATCTAATGCTGAAGGTGCTACATTAATAGGAACTCTATCACAAGTTACAGGATTATCATTAGAAGCATCTACAAATTTTGCTAAACAAACCGCGTTATTAGCTAAACAACAAGGAGTTGCACCGAATGTAGTATTAAAAGATATTGCAGCATCTTCTGAATCAATAGCTAAATTTACAGACGCGAGTGGTGAAAACATCGGTAAAGCAGCTATTATGGCCACTAAACTTGGAACTAATTTAAATACTGTAGCCGCAGTAGCAGAAGGATTGTTAGATTTCCAATCATCGATAGGTAAAGAAATAGAAGCTTCAATAATGTTAGGTAGAGATTTAAATTTCCAAAAAGCTAGAGAATTAGCACTTAACAATGATATAGAAGGTGCAATGGCTGAAGTCGTTGGACAATTAGGAACTGAAGAAGAATTTACAAGATTAAACGCATTACAAAGAAAATCATTAGCTGAATCTATAGGTGTTTCAGTTGACCAATTAGCTAAATTTGTAACAAATCAAGATAAAGCAAAAACTATCGGAGAAGCAATTTCAGCACAACCTGGTTTAGAGGAAATGATTGGTCCAAACGCAATTGACGCAATGGCTCAAATAGTCAATAATATGAAAGCTGTTGGTGCGGAACTTGTTGTATCAATTGGACCTAGTATTAGTACGATAGCTGGTGGGATAGCTTCCTTTACTAAAAGTTTAAGTGATAGTAAAATGTTATTACCAGCCATCGGTGCTTTACTTGGGTTTATGGCGACAAAATCTATGATTGTAGCTGTGGCTAGTCTAATGGCGGCCGCAGGTCAGATGGGTATAAAAACGGGTGGAATTGGACTATTACCTGGTCTTCTTTTAGCCGGTGGTGCTATTGCGGGGATGGTAGCAACAACCGCGTCGTTTCAAGATTTAGGTCCTGGAATACAAGCTACACCAACACCTGGTAGTGAAGCGATGGCACACGGTAAAGGAACTTACGGATCAGAAACTATTCTACACACAAATGAAATTGTAGAAGCTATGGAGCTACAGGATAAACGAAATAAAGAAAATATAAAAGAACAAGCCAGGGCATTCGCACGGGAAATGGATTCTGTCTTGACCAGATTCAGATAATGGAGAACTAAATTGGGTTTAGAAAACTTAAAAAGTATATTTACTGATGATTTTGAATCTCGAGCTAGTGATTTTCAGAGCAATGCCCCATTACTTGGTGATTCTATTGTTGTAGGTATGACAAGTACATATGGAGTTCCTGAAAGTATAGGTGGATTATTTAATAAATCAACTACTTATGATGATAAAAAGTTCACTCCAATGTCATCCCTAAATGTACCATCTATTGAACAAATACTTGAAAATGGGAATTATGGTGATGGATATCCAACAAAACTATCCTCATACAGTAAGTTAACAATCCTTCAACCTGAACCGGGTAATGGAATCAGTTTTTCACCTGCCGGTGAAGACTTACGAGTTGTTGATGGTCTAGGTGATTTAATATCTGACATAACAACCAATAGAAAATTCCCAAGTAATACATCTTGGAGTGATTTATATAATAAAAATCATACCGTAAGAAAAGGTCTTACCCCAGAAG